CTCAGAAAGAGCACATGGTGATTGCAAAGGCAGTCAAAGATGTATTTGTTGAACAGTTCCCTGCTGTTAGTGAGGCATTAGAATGGGAAAAAGAATCGCAGGAATAAATCTTGCAAAGAATGGTTCACTTGTTATATTACAGGATGGTGAGATAGAATTTTACCTAGAGGAAGAACGTGTCACAAGAACCAAAAGAGACATCAGTGCTAAGACTCTTGCCGATAAGTATATTGATTCTAGTATTGATGCTCTTACCATATGTGATTGTTTTACAAGATATACTAGACAAACCTACCTCGATAGAACCAGAGCCAAGAACGAGCTCTGTAAAATTGCTAAATCAAGAGGGTGTTTATCTATTGTAGACTATAGAGACAGGCATCATGAATGTCATGCTGCTAATGCATTTTATAATTCAGGGTTTGATGATGCAGTATGTGTAGTGATGGATGGGAAAGGTTCCTTTCATACAGATGATAGTATATCACAAGTATCAGGTTATGGTGATGCAGGTGTTGCTTTGAAGTATGCAGAGATAGAAAGCATCTATGATTATTCTGGAGAATTCATACCATTATTCAAACATTACTCTACCTTCTGGAGTGAGGATGAATCTGAATTACTTGATGAACCATACTGGCATAAGGGAAATCTTTATAGTGATAGAACTAGTATTGGTCAGGCATTTAGAAGAGTCTCTAGGTACTGTATGTTTGATGAGATAGAAGCAGGTAAAACTATGGGTCTATCTGCTTATGGTAGAGGTGATGTGAACTTATTCAATGAAGAATACAATCATAGTCTATGCAGTAAGGATTTGTATGTGTCAGGTAATACTACAGAATATCATGGTGCTAAACTTAGGATAGAAGATCTAGCATATAATTTACAGAAATCTGCTGAAAAACATGCAGTCTTTATGATAAAGAAAGCAGTTGAGTTGAGTGGTAAGAAGAATGTTGTTGTGTCTGGAGGATTTTTCTTGAATTGTTCGGCAAATCAGAGTATAATAAAAGAGTTAGACGTAAACCTATACGTAGACCCTATCTCATATGATGGTGGTATTGCTATCGGTTCTGCATTATTATTACATTATGAACATCTTCGTAACTGACCCTGACCCTGTTGCATCTGCACAGTGTCTACCTGATAGACATGTAGTCAAGATGCCACTTGAGTCATGTCAAATGCTTTCCATTGTTGCCTCTGCTAGTTGGGGTCATGGGTATGGACACTTACCTAAGAAGAAGACTGGTACATGGTATGCTACTGCCAAAGGTGCGTTCCGTAATCATCCATGCACTATCTGGGCTCAAGATAATTTTACTTGGTTGATACAACATGGTCTTGCTTTATGTGCTGAGTACACGCATAGATATAATAAGATTCATTCTTGTCAACTTACTCTAGAGTATGCTGACATAATATTTCCAGAGTCTCCTACTCCGACCTCATTTACTAGAGCAATGCCAGATGAGTATAAACATGACACAAGCATTGACACTTTTACTGCTTACAAAAATTACATTAGCAGCAAACCTTGGGTTGCATCTAATTATCTACGTGACCCATCCAGAAAACCAAATTGGTTATGAAAAGCATTTATCTCGGACCCACATATGATTTGTCTGCTATTGAAGGCGAACCTATTACACCTAGGCAGGTGGCATCCCTATTATCTTTTGGTGAGAAGGATGTAGACCTTGAGTCTGATAAGTTTTATTCTATGGAGAACCGTAAGGTCATAGCAATCTTTCAGGGTAGATCTGAGGCAGGACCAAGGGCATTAGGTAATCGTTCTATACTATATGATCCTAGAGATCCAGCAGGTAGAGATAAGATGAATAATATAAAGCATAGAGAAGCATTCAGACCCTTTGCAGGTACAGTTCTAAAGGAACATGCTAATAAGTATTTTGATATGGCAGGACTAGATGAGTCACCTTACATGACCTTTGCTGTTGATGTGAGAGAAGAGTGGGTAGATAATATATCTGCAATAAATCATGTTGATAATACATGTAGAGTACAAACTGTTACAAGAGAACAGAACCAACATTTCTATGATTTGATAGTAGAGTTTCAGAAACTCACATCAATTCCTATACTACTCAACACATCATTCAACTTAGCAGGTGAACCTATGGTTGAGTCACCAGAGGATGCTATCAGAACACTAGAGGGTAGTGACATAGATTACATTTACTTTCCAGAGATCGGTAAACTCAGGGGAAAATGACTTTTTATTTTCATTTATTCGGGAAAAAAAACTCAGCAAATTTTTTGCCCCCTAGGTTTTTAATATGAATATATTAGGAGTAAACTTATCTAACAACGCATCCATCTGCGTCATGAAAGATGGTGTGATAGATTTGTATTTGGAAGCAGAAAGAATCAATAGACAAAAGTATAGTAACTCAATCAAACATTTATTAAATTCGTGGTGGAGGTTACAACCTCATTATAATATAGAAGCTATAGCAGTATCAGATGCTTACTGGGATAAACCTTCCAAAGAATTGCAATCAGTAATGGAATTGAGGAGGGTGATAAAGATGTTTCCTAAGGCTAAGGTCTATGACTACAGGCATCTACATCATAAGTGTCATGCTGCATGTGCATGGTATCGATCTGGGTTTGATGATGCAGTTGCTATTGTAGTAGACGCTAATGGATCTATGATCAATAGAATAGAAACAGAGACTATGTATGAGTTACCATCATGGAATGTGATACATAAAAAATACTTTGATGAAGATGACGTAGGTATAGGTAAAGAGTTTGAACTGTGTTGTATCAGACATGGTTGGCATCACATGGATGCAGGTAAGGTAATGGGTAAGGCATCTTACGGACCTACTCTTGGGTCTGGATCTAATGATTGTTATAGAGTGCAGAAGATGTGGGAAGCAAGAGCACTTGAACTAGCAAACCTAACAGACAAGGACTTGGTACTTGTTGGTGGTTGCTTCTTGAATTGTACTGTTAATTACATGTTAAAGAAGAAATTGGGTAGGAAAATATATGTTGAACCCATCTCCACTGATGGAGGTACTAGTATAGGAGCTGCTTATCTTGCCCAAGCTGAGCATACTTGACGTAAGCACTACGATAGGTTGTAACTTATCGTGCAAAGGGTGCAATCATTTCAGTAATTACTTCTCTTCTGGTAGTAAGTTAGATACTGATGCTTTGTTGAGGGATATAAGAGTTATCTTACCAAGACTTGATATAGATAGAGTGTCCATCATTGGTGGAGAACCTTTACTCAACCCTAGATGTGAGGAAATATTATATGAATGCAGATCACACACTAGAAATGCTGTCTATCTATACACTAACGGTTTACTTCTGTTACAGAATGAATCTTGGATTAGAAGAGCGTTAGATGATCCTCAGATATATTTGAGAGTCAGTGTACATCTACCAGAGGTAGTAGATATAATAAAGAAGTTCAATCATCCTAAGGTACTGGTCACCGAACATCATACTGGTAAGGATAGATGGTTTGATTCAATAAAAAAACGAGACGGTAAAGTACATCCTTACAACCATAATAATATCAGTAAAAGTTATAAGGTTTGCTCCTGTCCTAATGCTCAATTATATAATGGTAGACTATGGAAGTGTCCTAACACTGCATTTTTGAGAGAATTGCTGTCTGTCACAGGACAAAGTGATGATTATGAATGGAAAGATTATATTGTAGATGGAATACCTGTTGATTGTAGTGATGATGAATTGACAAAGTTCTGTACTAATAGTAGAATACCAGAGAACGTATGCAATATGTGTACTGCTAAACCATTACACTTTAGTGCTGCTATTCAGGACTCAATAAATAAATCACTCGCAAAAACCAATGCCAACATATCCACTAAAGAATTTGAAGACAGGTGAGACTAAAGAGTTGTCTATGACAATGAAAGAGTATGATGAGTGGAGAAAAGATAATCCTGACTGGGATAAAGATTGGTCGAAAGGATCAGGAGGAGTAGTCAGTGGTACAGGAGATGTGTACTCTAGAACTGATGGAGGATGGCAAGAAGTGTTATCTAAGGTAGCACAAGTACCAGGATCTAAAGTAAAACCTCAAAAAAGAACTCACTTCTAATGCCAGCAAGAAAAAAGAAAATGTCTAACAACGTTGGTGCTGGTAGATCTACCAAGCAAATGAAAAGAAAAAAACCATACAACGTTGATCAGATGGTAGCAGTGGAACCTATTACTGCTAATCAAAAGATTGCTTTCAAATCATATCAGGAAGGTAAGAATTTATTTCTCTATGGTGCTGCTGGTACAGGTAAAACATTTATAACCCTGTACAATGCACTCAAAGAAGTTTTAGATCCTATAACTCCTTACAATAAGGTGGTGATAGTAAGATCTTTAGTATCTACTCGTGAAATTGGGTTCTTGCCTGGTGATCATGAAGATAAGGCAGACATCTATCAGATACCATATAAAAATATGGTCAAGTATATGTTTGAGTTGTTTAGTGATCAAGAATTTGAAATGTTATGGGGCAATCTCAAGGAACAAGAGAGTGTAACCTTCTGGTCTACATCTTTCATCCGTGGTACTACACTAGATGATTCAATTGTGATTGTAGATGAGTCACAGAACTTGAATTTTCATGAGTTGGATAGTATAATAACAAGGTGTGGTGAGAATTGTAAGATCCATTTCTGTGGTGACGCAGCACAAACAGATCTTATCAGGACAAACGAGAAGAATGGTATTCTAGATTTTCAGAAGATCATTACT